CCCTGAGCACCCTTCTTTTTATTAATTCTTCTTTTTCTCGACAATAGAAAGGTTTACTTTTAGTACACTAAAAGAGAAATATATATAAAGCAAACGTGCTTTCCCTCTCTTATGTTTACAGAAGATGCCCAATTTAGATATAAACAAATAGAGAGGTTAATAATGAACAAAAAAGTATTAAAAAATATAGCACTTGCATTAATTGACTATGCCAACGATAAACCTGACGACGTAGAACAGTGGCTTAAAATGGCATTGAATGAACTTAAAGAATAATTCTTTTTTTTTATTTTGCATTGAATCTAATTATTCCAGCTACACTCAATCCGAGCATAAGCACAAAGAAAAAAGCACCTAACCACACATTACATCCGATCATAATTAATCCTATAAATGCAAAGAAAACAGCACAAGCGGAGGCAATTATTTCTACACCTAACACCATCAAAACAGTCCATACTGCAAACATAAAGAAGATCATACCAACAAACAATAACATGTTTGGCAATGTTTCCGGGCAAGTGTTATCCATTAAACCAAAAACTGTAGGGGTTGCTTCTTCGACGGTGAACTGATATACTTCACTCGAACCACTAAGATCAAGCGTTGCATTCGCACAATACACATACCACGTACTTTCATTTAACACCAAAGATACACTAGAAAAAGTATTTGTACCTATTGAAGCATGTAGTGAAGCAATAAAGGTGTCATTTAAATATAAATCACAAAGTGCAACTTCCTCAAGATCAAAACTAAACGTTCCGGACTGTGTCCCGATTATAGAGTTATTTTCCGGACTAAGTCCAGATATATTTAAAGAAGGGGGAGCTAAAAGATAATAATTAATTGTATTTGCAGTTAAACCGCCAGAATCTACACCTTCCACTTCTATGTAAATGGGGACTGCACCCCATTCATCATATAATCCTGAAGCATTAAGCGTTAAATAGGTTAAGGTGTTCGTAGTGTCTAATTCTGCTAATTTAACAAAACTTGCATTATATACACTAAAATTATAATGGTCTAGGTCTTGGTTGGGATCTGAAAAAGCACCCCACTCAAAATAGGTTTGCCCTTTTATGGTGCTTTCATTAACGGGCGTTATGATTTCCATTGCTAGAGGAGGGGAAGGTTCTTCTGCAAAAAAACCCAATGCAGTATCCATACTTATTAACACTTCATCTATAATAGTGACTTCATTTCCAGGAGCTACAAGGATACTCACTTTTATGTCTGTTTCGGAACTGTTACACGATTGATACAAAAAGGAGTTTCCTATTTCCCCTTCATTACTAAATCCTCTATACTTTTTAGCTTCACAAGCACCCTGTTCTAAAAGAATAGTATAATTTTCTATGCCTGTTGTTGCCCTTGCAGTAACACTTAAAAAATGGGTGAGGGGTTGATTTACACTTAAAGGAAAAGTTTGCTCCATCAAAAGGTGTTTTCCTGCTGTGAAGGATAATGTAGTTTCCCCATCCGTTGTGGTGTTGCTTGTTTGATTGATCACAATTAAATCGAAATTTTCATCACGATCGGACAAGAGTAAACTAGAACCATTCACTATATGCGTTATATTTGTAGTATTAACTAAACCGCCAACACCTGTAAATGCATCCTCGTTCGAGAAATAAGCTCCCTGCATCATACTCCCTGTACTCTCCACATACGTAGTCCTTCCTGCAATTTGACTAAGTGCCCCAAACGTTGAAACAAAAATATTTATATATCGTGCAGGTGCATCATAAGTTAATACTTTTCGACCATCCCAAAAAAACGTTCCAGAATTTACAAGTTTATTAGCTTTATACACTTGATCAACAGTTACTTCATCATATTTTTGGGTAAGATTATAACGTGTAAAATTATAGCCTATGGAATGATTATCTGATGTATCACTCACTATTAAAAGCTCAAGATCAATATTTTGTACATATACGCTCCTTACACCTATCCTAGCCATTTCTAAACTTAAATGGTGTTCTCCGGCACTTAATAACATTAAAGTAGGATCAAAACCTGTTGCCCCATGCGCGTATTGGGATACGGTTCTTAAAAGATCTTCTTGTAATACCACTCCATCCAAAGCCAAACGACCAACAACATCGGCATCGAGAACATGCGTTCGATAGAGATTAAAAGCACTAAACAAAACCCCTTCTTGAGTACTGCTTATGTTAAAAGTATTATTTGAAATTGTTACATAATCGCCACTATTAAAAGATATATCTTCACTCTCAAACGAATAGACACCTATAGTATTCCTAGTGGTGTATTTGGTTACATTTAAATGTGATCTAAGCACTTCACCCCCTGTGGAATTGACGAAACTACAATAAATACTGCTATTTCCTTCCGGGATACTATCATATAAGGTATAACTATGAGAGGTCGTTTCAGTTGTAGTGGCTTTATAATTTTCTTCCACTACAATCATTGAGGCATAATCTTCATTTACCCCCAATCTGCAACTCATATTCGTGGCTTCGGAAGTGGTCACCGTGAATGAAAGAAGATCGCTTTTAATATCTGCATATCCTTCCGTATTCCAAACGGTGCGAGTATCATTGACGCTATTTGCACTGGTTACGTTCCAATCAGAAGCAGAAAAGGAAGTATCGGTATAAGTGCAAACCCTCCCTGAATACATTCTAAAATCATCATAATAAACAGTATGTGCAGAAGATACCCTCACGGCTTTTAATAAAATAGAATCTAAGTCAATGGTGGTTCCTGAATCATCTGTATAAATAAGAACATCGTCTAAATAATATTCTGCTAAAACCCCTTCTTCAATGTAGGTCCTTAAATTTATCCAGGTATTTGTGGCAACTGCAACATCACTATCCTGTTCCCCAGATTCATAAATTGACCACTCACCAACATGTTGCAAATTTGAATCTTCCCAATAATGATAGGTTGCACCATCCGTTATATAATTCACTAGAGCATCACTTTGGGAGGCTGTAAGGTACATCCAAACCTCTTGAGTGATTGCACTTTCTTCTGACATTTCAGTATAACTTGCCTGTTCTAAATAAAAAGAATTGGTCAATTTCATTGAAGAATCACCTGCATTGACAATAGTTGTTTCACGTGTCATGGAAGCATTATTGCCAACGCTACGATCCCATAAATTAGAATCATAAGGGATGGTTGTATTTTCAAAACCGTCATAAATAAAATAATCGCTAGGATCCGTTGAGCAGTTACTCGAAGCGACGACTATAGTAATCAAGAACATAAATACTACAATACATAAAAGAGATTTAAATAATTTCAATAGTACAAACCCCCTTCTCTATTTCGTACGTTCTACATTGAGGGGACTCTTTAAAATTCCTGTCCCCTATAGGAACACTCCAAAGGGAAAGATTGGTTCGGTAAATATGAACATTGCCATAATACGTGACATCATATTTTCTTTCGCCTAGTTTAACCTGGTCAAGAAGTTTAGTTTTATAGTCGATTATGATTTTCTTTCTTGTTGGAACATCATAACATTCAAACACCCAATCACATTCTGCAATTTGTTTTTTATCAACGGTGACATTATGACATGTTTCATGAGATCCGCACACTTCATCATGTGTTATAGTGTAGCCATAAACAGGGATTTCTTTAGTTATGTTCTTATAGATAAATGAAACACCATCATCTTCTTGCGTGAAAAATACATCTTGAGCTATTGCCTGACCCACGAGAATAAAAGCAGAGAGAATCAAGATCACTATAAACAGCGTGGAGAGTTTTGTTTCCCTCCTTTTCACATTCCGAAATATTTTATTTATCCTATCCATAAGAGATCAACTATAATATACGCTAAAACAATTCTCATGGGTGTTAATATTAACAAATCAAACCACACCGGCAACGCCCCAAAAGTCCAAAACCATATCGTAAATATTGAAAAAATAATATCTGTAATCCCTAGAGCATTGACTTGTTGCATCTCCTGACCTAAACCATCCTTTAAGCCTTCTATGTTCGCTGTTGAAGTAGAAGTTTCACCGAAAGCCTCATTAATAAAAGGGAGTGTAAAACCTAGTATGAGAAAAACTGTTATTATTCCAGTAAATACATAAATATTTGCCATTTTGTCATTTTGTTACATATTATTATTTGAAGTTCCGGAAAACATTTTCGCAAACCAAAACCCGAAGATAACTAAGGACACCGCCACGATTGCAAGTAATACTCCAAAACTGACAAAGCCTAAAACTACGCCTATTATAAGCAAGATCAACTCAGTAAAAGCCAGAGGAATTAGTAAACTAGATCCCACCATTCCCATCTTATGAAATAAATACATATTCCCCACGCCTACACCCACCATAATAAATAACCATAACACCGTATAGCCTAAACCAAAAGAGCTTAAAAGTTCATCATCAAAGGCGTTTTTAATTGCGTTATCTTCTAAATTGGTATCACCTTCTACATCTACTGCCTCCGCATCTAAAGGATCAACAAGAGCAAATTCCTCCGAACATTGAGTATCTCCGAATTCAACACCATTTATATTCACACTAAAGAACCGCTCAGTATCTATAACGGTGTTTGTGCCTGTATCATTAATTTGTATAAGAAGTTTTGCATTAGATATAGTTTCATTCATCGTAAAACTAAACGTGAATGTAGATCCCGCCGAACCATAACCCGCCCAGCCGGAATCAATCTCGGCACTCGTTCCCTCATATACCATCGCTCTTGCGGAAACTTGATCGCCTAGATCACTATTTACATCATCAATAGTTAGCGTTATTTGAAAGGTAGTATTAACTTTGAAGGTGTCAGTTATACATGGATTATAGGTAACGCTTGTTATTTGAGCGGGTGAATTGACAAACCCATCATCTAAATAAAAAATATTTGTAGGTGTAATAAAAAGCATGTCGGTTTTTCCTGATCCTTCCGCATCCGCCATTATAACGGTGGCATTTGTTCTAGGCACTTCAAACAAAAGAGAAAGCTCTTTTGCAGTAAACAAAGGGAAAGTTCTCCCTATGAAGGGTATACTCTGCGTCCAATCTAAAGCATACACTCCAAAAGGGGTTATAATCTCGTTTATGTTAGAAGTAGCACCATCAACCGTTATAGGAGTATTGGTTTGTTCTGTTGCATGGGATGTCATTCCATAATCTTGATACCCTAGACTTGCATTTTCATCTGTTAATACAAAAAACTCGTACGTAGAAGGAGAAAAACCTGTTAAATAACTTCCACAAACAAGATCTAGTAATTGAGTATCATAAATACTTGAAGGATCTGATCCTAAAATACAGAAGTCAGAATTACCGGTATCAGGAAACGCATTGATCCTCATAGGGTTCCCTATAATCCGCCCATCTGCTTGATATAAAGAGGGATACGTTCTTAACTCTACTTGCCCAGAGTTATATAAATGCATTTGAAATTCGTCATCATCATTTTGAAAAGCCCATATTGTTTCCATTCCATTACTTACAGAGCCATCAATATTAAACACTAAAGGAGCAGAGAAAGCTTTTGTATATTCTGTTACATCCGCACAACTTTCACCACCCACGAGGTTTGCTTCAAAATAAGGATCTTCTTGTATAAATAACTGTCCTACTAAATAGCCTGTTTCATTTACGTTTAAATAATAGGTGAAAATATCATCACTGGGAACAGTACCTATTCCCAGCTTAACAATACTGAATATAAATTCATCAAGCCCATCGTTATCATAATCTATAATAGCCATGCTAGGAATCAAAGGGAAACACCATATATTAGAGGTGTATGCGTTGTTAAGGGTGAAATAATTTAATAAACCGGCATCTGAAAAACTTAAAGCACTCAAAGATGAAGGCGAACCTCCGCTCGTGGTGGTTCTTGATTGATAGGCAAAAACACAAGCATCCTCCCCACACCCTAGCCATCCGCCTGTACCTAAAGCTGTTGTGAGTATCCTGTTTTCAAACACGAACCCACCCCCCTTGGTGTAACTTAAAATATTTACATCTCCTGTATTATTGATTATAATTAACTCATTTATACCATCGTCATCATAATCGTAGATAACTAAATTAGTGAGAGAAGATCCTTTAATGTCTTGCGCATCAAGAACATCGAGAGATTTATTTCTATATAAGCGAATAGTATTACCGTCGAGGACAATAATCTCTATTAAGCCATCGTTGTCGAGATCATCAACAAGAGGGATATAAGAAGGATCTAGGAGATTTTTTCCTACAAGATTTGTTTCCGTTTCAAAATCTAAGTCTAGGTTAAATATTCCACTCCCTTCCAAATTAAAATCGCCTTCCGGGTTTCCTAGTGTGGTATATTGAGCAGTTACTAAAGGAATACAAATTAGTATTAAGAACATTGAGCATAAAAAAGGTATTGGTTTCATTTTCATCAATTACATAGTTTCCCTATTTTTCTAAAAGCACCCTTTGTTTTTTTTCTCTTTGCTTCTCAAAATTTTCTTCTTGCTGTTTTTTAGGGATCTTTTCCAGAGGATAACTTTTAAGTTGTGTATATCTACTTTTAGAAGTAGTTTTATTTCTATTTATTCGAGCAAACATAGCCCTCCTTTGGGTATCTTTCATTTAAAACCGTACATCATCCACTTTTAAGACGTAGAGTATATATCAATTATGATACTATAAACAATATATTAAAGAAAAATAGAAAAAAAGAAAGGATTTTGGTATCCTTCCGAACCGCCTTTATTTCTTTCCAGAAATTCCGCCTAGACTAACATAAAAATAACCGATTAGCCCAGCAACGAGAATAAGTCCTCCAATGCCTCCTAAAGCCATCAATCCGACTAAAGGTAGAGCCTTACTTCCGCCATTTGCGTCTGTATAGTTGTTTGTTTGAAGCTCAACTATACTATCATCTAAGGTAGGTAATACTGCAACAAGAACCGCAAAAAGAATTACAATTCCCAATACAATACCCACAACACCCATAGGTTTGTTGATAGCACTTGATATACCCATTTGTTTCCTCCTAAATTTGGTAAATCCATTAAAGAATACACTTATTTATAAAGATGTGTAAACAGGGTTTACAAAATATGGCAAAAGAGACTATACAAGTTCGAATGTATATAGAGGATTATAAGACATTAAAAGAGATTTTCGAACCGCAGTTCAGAAAAACAAACCCGGATTTTAAAGGAAACTCGACGATCGCATTTCTTCTTAAACGTGCCATATATCACGCTTGTGATATGAAGCATAAATTGGAGTATTACGGTTAAATGATACGCATATTTTTAGGTAATATTGGATCGGGAAAAACTGCTTGTGCTGTTCGTGAAATGGTGAACGATCCCCTTAAACTGAAAACATATAGCAATATTATTACCACCCTCCCGGATCAAATAACTATTTCTAAAGATATGATCATTAAAAAGGAGATCGTGGACTATAAAAAGAATAAGAAAACAGGAGAAGATACACCTCTCTATAAACAATCGCTTAATATGGACTATTGGAAGAATATTGGGGAATCAATCCATGTGGTTTTAGACGAAGCCCACTCGATTATGAATTCAAGACAAGCTATGAAAACAAGTAACATTTTGATCACTCAGTGGATAGCACTTATTAGAAGAATTCTTAATCAGGGTGATGGTTTAAGTGGAGATCTCACTTTAATAACTCAACTCCCCAATAGAATTGATACCATCGCCCGAGATATGGCTACACAAATTCGCTTTCATATTTGCCATTATGTTAAATATTGTACTTCTTGCGGTTCTCGATTTAAAGAAACCTCTCAAACACCCGAACCTTTAAGATATTGCCCTCTTTGTGGGGAAGCAACGATTAAAAAGAATTCTTATGTTATTGAAGTATTACATTTCAAAAGCATAAGCCACTATAACGCATGGGAGGTAGAAGGAATAAAAACCTATCATCGACGGTATTATATAAAAGATATAGAAAAATATTTCCCTTTATATGATACGTTACAGTGGGAGCATTTGTTCGAGGATTAAAAGAGAGGGAGGAGTATATTTATAATAATTAAATAAAAACCATAGCATATGCCTAAAATTAACAGCATAACTCCTGCTATGGCTAAATACATTAAGTGATCTCCCGAAAGGATATTTTCTATATTCTCCTGTAAATCATCAAGTATTTTCATAAGGTTTTTTCATCTCCACAACAATACAAAGATATAAGAGAAAAAAACCAAATAGATCTCCATGTATTAAGCTCACTGCCGAACCAAAGGGAATCCCGATCGCCCACAAATAATACATAAACCAATGTGCCACATCTGATTTTTTCTCTAATTTGGTGATCCTTAACCCGAAAAGCCACTTCATACAACCCCTTTAATAGCTCCAAATATCCCGGAGCTATACAGAGCCACTAGAAGGACTATTATAGTAATTAAGAGGTTTATGCCCACCACTAAAAAGATCCTCCTAATAGCTTTAGGGAGATCTTGCCCCTGCATGATGCCCTCTGCAATCTTAGAGATCACAAAACGCTTTAAAGTTGTAGGATTTATCATATATTCAACTTCAACTAAGGGATCTTGCTCTATTGTTGCTTTTATTTCATTTACAGGACATTTCCGGCTCACGGGGATCGTTAAAAGTTCATGGAAGTCATACATATAGTATCCAAAATCTACATTATAATATTTCATAGAAGGATCAAATTGATATACTCTCCCTTTAAGATTAAATCCCCCATCTTTTTCTTTTATATAAAATGTGGAGTGATTGCCGTTTAAATGCTCCATATTTATAATGACTATTTTATGAGGGAATTTTCTTATTTTTCTCTTTAAAAGCCATCGACCTAGAAAAAAACGAGGGAATAATAGGGTTTTTAGCTCTAACTTTTCCTTTTGTTTAAAGAGGATTGCTTCTTGCTGTATGGTTTTTGCTTCCTTTTCCTTACGTAGATCCTCCCTTTGTTGCTCCCTTTCTAGGAGTGCTTGTTCTCTTAGCTGTTCTTTCTCTTGCTGTTGTTTCAACACTTCCTTTTTTTCTTTCTTTTGGAGCTTTTCTTTTTCTCTTAGATTTTTAAGGAGATCCTTTTCTTTTTCGTTCATTGTCTATTGCCTCCTAAACCACCTTTTAGACGATCCATGAAGCCCCCGCCCTGTTTGTTCTCTTGATGCCCATTAATCATTCGCACCATCTGCTCCGATCCGAAACCTTCTCTACTCCTAGAAAGTCTTTTCTTACTGCGCGTGAGTGCAAGAGTGATACTAGGAAGTACACCCATCCCAACAAGAGCATCAACTGCTAAAACGGTTTGGAGTTCATAATCGCCCAAATGTGCTTTCATATCTATACCGGACATTCTTGTATGATGCTCGATCATATCTTCATTTAATACTTTAAGCATCTCTCCGCTTTCGGTGGGTTCTTTGATTTCAAGCTCACCGTTCCGCATATCTTTAAATTGGCTTACTTCATCCGTTCCGGTTTTTTGCTCAACCTCATTTTCAAAATGATACTTCTTGCCATCTACGTTTATGATCATGATTTACCTCCTAAGGACTTCTTAACCATTCCTTTTATTTCTATGTATATGTACCCTCTAGCCATAAAAGTTAAAAATACAATATACGTTATTGCTCCCATGATGCTTAGAAGTACAATGCCCATACCCAACATAAAATTTAAAATTTCTTGTAGTAGCAATAGCCTATAGAAATAAAATAAACCATAACAATAGAAGGCAATACATGAAGCCCCTGTTATGGAAGTTAAAGAATCTAAGTTTAGTTTTTTTAAGTGTACCATTTTAGAGTTCAAAATATTTATATTTTATACATTCATGGAGATACCTTATTTTAACACCCTTCGCCAAAATACATACCATCCACACTAAAAACAAATATATTCCAGAAATCATCACAATTTCTTGACGCATAGAAATATTATTTAATAAACCTATAATAACTAAAAAGCCATCAAAAATAGTCATACACATTAAATACCCCATCACTACATAGCGATATTCTCGGAGCATCCTATTTCTCCTACAGATA